TCCTTTGACCTCATCCTCATATGGTGTGTTGCGCGTGTAATAAGATATGACGATAAATTTATTCATTCGTTATTCTAAAGATTTACTGTCGACACTTCAGGAACAGTACTGCTGAGAGTGAAATTTCTTGCAAAACCTTCCGCCCCACCGGTCGCCTTGATATAAAGCTGTACCAGATCACCAGGCTCGACAGCTATGTCTTCTGTATAAAACGCTGTCCAATTACCGGAAGAACTAGATTTCTCAGCACCTACCGCAGCTCCATTGACATAAATCCTAGCGTAAACTGTTCCACAATCACTTTGATACATTTCCCAATCTGCTCGAAGGGTTCCTCCATACGCTACAGCAACTTCTTTTTTCTTTGCGTAGGAAGTAATATACGTATTCACTGTTCCACTAGAACCTGCAATTTCGTATGTTGTTCCAGAAATAAAGACAGTCCCTGGGGACTCAAGCTCAGCAATGGCCTGGGCAACCCTTAGAGCCGTCATTGCCTTTGTATTCTCGGTCCCCGCCTCTGCTTCGCCTTGACTTGCAAGTTCTAACACACTATCAAATTCATCGATAGCTTGCTTAACCCGCAACGGCGTCATAAAAGTCGCATTATCAGTTCCAGCCTCTGCCTGCGCCTGGCTCGATATGGTAGCTGTGCTCCGCTGTGCCACCCTTAGAGGCGTCATGACGGTCGCATTATCAGTTCCGGCCTCTGCTTGCGCCTGGCTGGAAAAATCCGACGTTGAAACAACTGTTAAAAGCGATCCCTGCCGATACGGTGTCCAGTCATTCCCGTTTTTGTATGCGATGCTGATCCATGCCGTATTTGCCTCGTTCCGCTGTTTTAAAATATTGGTTGCTGTATCAAACCACCACATATTTGCGAATGTAGATGAAGGCGCCGTGCCTCCACTATTATTTGTCGCTACCGAATCAAGCACATCATTGATATCAGCCCGAACTGTAGCACCAGGGCCGTTCGCGACATCATAATCATGCTGAGATGCCAGTGCTGGATTAACGCATCCGATCAATGAAAACGCCAAAAATAGAAATAGAATTTTTTTCATGGTTTTTCCTTTCGTAATAATTAAACGACAGATTCAACATCTACGCCAAGTTCATCGACTAAAATGTTATAATCAACACTGTCCCTTGACAGCTTGACATAAAATTGAAATGCCCTGCATTCAAATTCCGCACTGTCCAAGCGCTCCCAATCACTCCATGAGACCGGAGAAGCCTCTGGATCGCCATCAGTGTGCCTTACATAAACCCTCGCGTCTGCTCCGGCCTGCAAAATATTATCAAAATCCTCCCAATCATCAACATTATCCGAGCGATCATCCATGGTTTCGCTAACGTCATAAACAACCACCCCCAGACGGGTTGTGAGTCTGACTCGCTGAACGGACCCAAGATCTATCCCCTGCGCAAAATTATACGTTCCCTCCAAAATAGCCGGAGAAAGCGAATCGTCTATTTTTAATTTACTGTCACTTACGGTCGTATCATCATGCGTTCCTGAAAATGCCGGTGAACTGGATGCCTCATCTATCGTATCAACAGACGAAAACTCATGAACGCTTGCCTGTTTTGTGCTGACAACCGTCACCTCATCAGAAGGATTCCCCACGACATCATAGACGCGCGCCATATATGACCCTGCTTTAAGCGGTAATATGGCATAAAGTGTTCTAGCGCGCGCTGCCTGCCCAATAGTGTAACTTTCAGCCCAGGATGGACTTGTCTGGCTTGGATTATGGCGAAAAACAACCTCTCCGCCAAAAATCACATCAAGTTCTGACGGCTTATCCCATCGGATCAATGCCTGCCCACCGAATACTGAAATCGTCATATTTGAAAGCGGTGATGGCGCAGATGATTTCCCGACAACCTGATGGCTATAAACATACGCCCACGGTCCAGGGAAGCGCCCTTCCACCTCAAACCTCATGCGGATATCCCATGTTTCACCGGTCCTGACATCTGAAATAAAAACATGATTTTGTGTTTCAGAATCAACAACAGCCGGGGAAAACGGCTCTCCGGTATCACTCGGCCTGATCTGAACTTTAACTTTTGGTTCAGCGCCAAAAACCTCCTTATTAAGCGGATCAAAATTAATCCCTATACGGATTCTTAGCGTATCTCCTGCCCCTATAGCCATGGCTGATTCATCTGAGATCACGTTTCTGATAGAAGGCGCCGGAATGGACGTGAGAGGCGTCATATTCGTTGTAAATTCTGGTATCTCTTCACTGTCAGCGGCAAATATCGCCGCTCGGTATGGTATGGCAGTGATCTGTGCCCTAAAGTTCGTGTCCGGAACAATGGATATGATAGAAGCATCGTCTGTTTCCTGACCAAAAAGACCAAATCCAAATATATTTCCGGCAGATATCGCCGCCTGCGCTGGGGATCCTACTCCCGGGACAGCTGAAGACAATGTCAGCTCTTTTGTTGTTCCTGGATTCGTCACAACCTGGACAGATAAGCTGGAATTATATATCGTACGGATCACGATACCGTAGGTGCTTCCTTCTAGCATCGTTATCTCTTCATCCAGAGTTACGTCTGTCACATCTGCCCCATCAAGCGTGACGCTCTTAATACGGCCTGATTTCTGTCCAACAAGAAGGACGTCGTGTGTGATAGCTACCCTTTGCCCGCGCTTATACGTTAAATACTCCATATCCTGCTTAAACCTCCACCGCTCCGGTTGATTAGCGGCCTGGGCGATCCTAAACCTCCCCAATTTAAAGATCTGATCCGGATCCGTAACGCCTGGCAATTCAATGGACTCAAATTTTGTGGCATTTGAATCACTATATCCATCCCGATAAACACGCCGCTCGTCAAATCCATATCCTTCATCCTCGTTCGGAAAGCGAATGCGCCATCCATGCGGCAGATCAAGAAACGTCTTTTCAGCCTTAAAATCAAAACTATTGCGCGAAGTAATAAAACTGACTGGAGCAGATTTTTCCTCCTCAACAACGACAGACCATTTCCCATCGATCTGTGTAGGCGCCGCGCGTCCAGCTGAGGAAATATCAGCAAGCGTGTCCCAAGCCGATGCCGCAAAATCCCGAATCATATTAAATTGAAAACCTCTTGTCACATTTGATTCGTGCCAGTCTTCCAATGTATCTAAATCAATGCGCGCGTCAGCTAAAGGCTCCGCTATTCCTTTCCCTTGAAGGGCATGTCTGAATAATGATGCCGGATTCTGTGTCTCCTGCTCAATCCATGTACCCGATCCGGAATCCCAATCCTTTGCCACCGTTGTCACGATCCCATTAAATTCATCGATAATTCCATTCAGCTGATCTGTAGCCTGTATCACAAGCGCTGTTTTCGCGACAGGATAAGGAGTATTCACAGGATCTTCATTCGTAATGCTCCGTAGGGCGGTCCAGACCGTGCTGTCATAAATTTGTGTTGAATCCGTATCAGCTGTTATTCTGCGTATTCTGATGTCATATTGCCCACTCTCTGATACACCCCAACGCATGCCATGACGGATAGACGCTGTTTTGTTCTGATTGAACGTAATGCTCGATAGATCGTCCCCGGACTTATTTAGCCAGCTGTCTGGTATCGTAGATTCAAACTTTGAACCAGATGTGTCAATATCTGACCAAGCGCTATCACCCACCTTGCGATATTGGATTTCAACATTGACAGCTCTGGCCGCCCTGTTCCCGTTCGCATCATATTGAATAAGCCCATTTGGAAATGTAAAATCAATACCGAGCTCATCAGAATCGTCATCGCTTGTTCTTGAAACCCAACCTGCAGCGCTTGTCAATAAAACAGAGAAATCATCCTGATTGATCACAGATGGAAAAAGTGTCAATGGCTCATCATCATCATATCCTTCGCGGTGCTCGATCTGATATCCTTCAAATTCAGATAAAAGAGTCTCGCCTATCTTGAGGCTGTCCGTATCGATCGAAAGCGGGCCCACTCCCCAAATAAACAGCATCCGGATGTATTGCTTGTCACCTATCACCTCTGTATATGGTTTTGCTCCTAAAGGCGGAGTCATCCGGTATTTGCCAAGAACGACTGGAACCGAGCTGAATGGACG